CAGGGCGCAGCGCCGATTAATGGCCCGGCTGTGGCATCGCAATATCATCGTCAAGGCGAGGCAGTTGGGATTCACTACTCTCGTGGCGATCCTGTGGCTGGACCATGCCCTATTCAATGCCGACCAGCGCTGCGGCATCATTGCCCAGGACCGCGAGGCCGCCGAGGTCATCTTCCGCGACAAGGTGGTGCTGGCCTATGAGCGTTTGCCAGAATCCCTGCGCAATGCCATGCCATTGGCCCGCGATAGTGCCTCAGAGCTTCTTTTTGCGCACAACAATAGCAGCGTCAGGGTGGCGACCTCGATGCGCTCCGGGACGATTCACCGGCTCCATGTCTCGGAGTACGGCAAGATTTGCGCCAAGTTTCCCGATAAGGCACGCGAAGTGGCCACCGGCTCTTTGCCGGCCGTGCCGCTGGATGGCATTTGCATCATCGAGTCCACCGCAGAGGGGCGCGAAGGCGACTTCTACGACAAGGCGCAGCGTGCCATTGGCCAGGCCCAGGCCAACACGGTGCTGACGCAAAAGGACTTCCGAGTCCACTTCTACGCATGGTGGCAGGAACCAGGCTACCAAATTGACGCCGATGTGGTAATGACCGACAAGGACCGCGAGTATTTCGACACCGTGGAAGGTCAGACCGGAACCAAACTGACGCAAAGGCAGCGCAATTGGTACGTGTCCACGCGTGACGCCGAGTTTGGTGGCGACCCCGAGAAGATGTGGCAGGAGTACCCCAGCACGATTCAGGAGCCATTCCAAGTGTCAACCGAGGGCACTTACTACGCGGTGCAACTGGCGGCCGTGCGCAAAGAAGGGCGCATCATGTCGGTTCCGCACATTGTCGGCATTCCGGTGAACACGTTCTGGGACATCGGCAACAGCGACGGCACGGCGATTTGGTTCCATCAGCGCATCGGCTTTGAGGACCGCTTCATCAACTTCATGGAAGGCTGGGGCGAGTCGTACAGCCACTACGTCCAGAGGATGCAGGCCACCGGCTATGTCTGGGGTGTGCACTACCTGCCGCACGATGCCGCGCACAAGCGCCAGGGCAAGTTCAACAACCAAAGCCCCGAGGACATGCTGCGCGAGCTCATGCCCAGCAACGACTTCGCCATCGTGCCACCGGTGCCTGAGATCATCTTGGGCATCCAGAAGACCCGCGACAAGTTTGGCTCGATGTTCTTTGACAAGGACAAGTGCGCGCTCGGTCTGGCGCATTTGGGTAACTACAAGAAGACATGGGACCGGGCCCGCAGCGCCTGGAAGATTCACACCCCCAGCAAGATTGACGGCCACTCGGAGGCCGCAGACGCCCTGCGCCAGTACGCCCAGGGCTACGAAGCCCCGCGACTGATCGAAGGCAAGAGCAAGACACCGCGCAACTGGCGCGTTTCATAGAGGACAACATCATGAATCCAAGACTGGCCGCTCTATTGGCTGCATCACTCGGAGCATTCGGCTTCCCCGGCAACTTGCCTGGCGGCGGTTCACGCAGCAGCAGTCGCGTTGGCACCGGCCCCGGCTGGACCAATGCCCATGCCAAACGAGTTGCACGCAAGGCCCGTAACGTCAAGCGCCATCGTGCAACTTCGAAGGGCAAGGCATGAGTAGCATTTTGGGCGCCACCGGCCAGAACTGGGTGGAATGTGGCGGCGACCGGACATGGGAGCAGCGCATCAAGGGCGACATCGTGGTCAGCTTTCAATGGCTGGACGTGGGCAAGAAGGAGCCGCAAGCCTGCATGGTGTTGTTTCCGGTGGTGGCTAAGCTCGATGGCGGCGCCTATGCCATCCCCCAGGACAACGCCTACGAGTATTCAGACGCCAGTGGGGGCCCAACACCCTACCTGCTGACGGCGGCCATGAATGCAGCCACCAGCATGGGGTTCTACCCCGACCAGTCGACCGTGTTCCGAATCGTGGACATCATCGTGGACGGCCTGCCTGACCTGATCCGCATGCCAAGCGACCAGCCGGGACATTTGGACCTCAAACGCGCCATTCATGGCATTGAAGCAACGGCCAAAGTCAATGGCAACATCATCCACCAGGAGCTTATCTAATGTTCGGCCCATCACCAGACGAGCCCGTCGATGTCAACAAGATGCCTGACAAGCAGGTCATCAACCCTGACTCGCCATCCAATGCCAACGAGGACACGCACAAGCGCCATGCCACGTTGATGACGACCCTGCGTGACGAGCGCGACCTGCAGGGCGAAGAACGCTTGCAGATGGCCATCGACCACGACTACTACGACCACTTGCAGTGGCGCGAGGAAGACGCGCAACTGCTGATGGACCGGGGCCAGGCGCCACTGGTGTTCAACGAGTCACGCCAGACGATTGACTGGGTGTCAGGCATGCAAAAGCGCATGCGCATGGATGAAACCGTGCTGCCACGCGAGGAAGCCGACCAGACCAGCGCCGAAATCAAGAGCAAGGTGTTCAAGTACATCAGCGATGCCAATCTGGCGCAGTGGCACGAGTCGAAATCCTACAAGCAGATGGTGATCGGCGGCTTGGGCTGGCTGGAAGAAGGCATCAACACCGACCCGGGCGCCACGGTGGTCTATTCGGGCTCAGAGGACTGGCGCAACGTGTACCGCGACTCGCGTTCCCGTGCCTTTGATCTCAAGGACGCGCGCTACATGTTCCGGCGCAAGCAGACCGACCTGGACTATGCCATTGCCCTGCTGCCCGATGCCCGCCAACATTTGGTGCAGCAGGCCGGTATCTCGGATGTGGAGCACGGCGCAGCCAATGGCGATGATGTCTGGTACTTGGGTGAGCGCCTGACCGGCTCGACCGACATGGTGGGCGGCAGCAGCCTCGGACACCAGTTCCGCGACCGTTCGGCCTACATTGGGGGCTCGGAAGTGAAGGACTCCGGCCGGCGCTTGTCGGTGAATCTGATCGAGGCATGGTATCGCGTGCCAGAGGCTATCAAGGTCTTTGCCAGTGGCCCCCAGCGCGGCAAGGAGTTCAACCCGAAGAACCCGGGCCACATCCAGCTTGAAACCGATCGCTGGAAGATGTATTCAGCCGTGACCCAGCGCATGCGCGTGATGATTGCCACTGAAGCGGCGCCTTTGTGGGACGGCAAGAGCCCCCTGCGCCATCAAAACTTCCTGTTGGTGCCCATCTGGGGCTATCGCCGGGGCCGCGATGGCATGTGCTACGGCTTGATGCGCGGCATGCGTGACATCAATGACGACATCAACAAACGCGCCTCCAAGGCCATCTATGCGGCATCGAGCAACCGCATGACCTACAAAAAGGGCACGTTCAAGGACATCGAGTTGGCCAGGCAGGAGGCGGCGCGACCCGACATGGCGCTTGAAGTGGATCACCTGGAAAACGTGAAGTTCGAGAAGCCAACTGCCGACATGGCGATGAACTTTGAGTTGCTGTCCTTCGACCGTGAAATGCTGCGCAACGTGGGCGGCGTGACCGATGCCAATCTGGGGCGCGACTCCAATGCGATTTCAGGCAAGGCCATTGGCTTGCAGCAGGATCAGGGCTCACTCACCACCAGCGAACTGCCCGACAACCTGCGCCTGGCCAAGCAACTGGCCGGCAAGCTGCGCCTGTCTCACATCGAGCAGTTCATGACCGAGAAACAGGTGATTCGCATCGTGGGTGAAGGCCAGCCGATTGAATGGGTCACGGTGAACGACCAGCAGGAAGACGGCACCACGCTCAACGACATCGCCAACAGCGAATGCGACTACATCATCGGTGAACGCGACTACCGCGAAACCTACGCCCAGGCCGCCCTGGAGCAAATGATGGAACTGCTGGGCAAGATTGCCACCTATGCCCCGCAAGTGGTCATGAATGTGCTGGATTTGGTCATTGATTCAGCAGAAATCAAGAACAAGGACGAGTGGGTAGCCCGGATTCGCAAGCTCAATGGCCAGCGCGACCCGACCAAGGCACCGACGCCCGAAGAAACGGCCCTGATGCAGAAGGACAACGCCGACAGCGCACGCGCCAAGGAGATCCAGTTGGAGACGCTGCAGGCCGGTCTGGACAAGCTGCGCGGCGAAGTCTCCAAGCTCGACACCGAGAGCATGCTGAAACGGGTTGAATCCATGTTCAGCGCCCTGCAGGCCGCGCAAGTGGTGGCGATGAACCCGACCGTGGCGCCAATTGCCGACAC